TGACCTCACTCGGTTAGTTGTTGTTAATGTAGTTACTGTTGAAGAGTTCCGTAGTAAGGCACTCAAAGCAGTAGACTTATACTTAAAAAAACCTGAAGATGAACGCAAACCCTGTATGTTTGTGCTAGATTCTTTAGGAATGCTTTCCACAGAGAAAGAGATTACTGATGCACTGAACGATAAGCAGGTTCGGGATATGACCAAATCTCAACTTATCAAAGGTGCCTTCCGTATGCTCACACTCAAGTTGGGTCAGGCAAACATTCCTATGATTGTTACAAATCACACCTACGATGTCATCGGAGCATATGTACCTACTAAAGAAATGGGCGGCGGCAGCGGTCTCAAGTATGCAGCAAGTACAATCATCCATCTCTCAAAAAAGAAAGAAAAGGATGGAACAGAAGTGGTCGGCAATCTTATCAAAGCTAAGACTGCTAAGTCGCGTTTAAGTAAGGAGAATAAAGATGTTACGATACGTCTTTATTATGACGAGCGTGGTCTTGATCGTTATTACGGTCTTCTTGAGCTCGGTGAAATCGGCGGTCTCTGGAAGAACGTCGCAGGACGCTATGAAATGGATGGAAAGAAAGTCTATGCTAAAGCTATCCTCAAAGAACCAGAAACCTACTTTACCCCAGAGGTAATGGAAAAACTAGATCAAATTGCAAGGAGTGAGTTCAGTTATGGAGAAGGTTGAGTTCCTTGTATTAAAGAACTTAATCAACAATGAAGAATATCTGAGGAAGGTTGTTCCCTTCCTCAAAGGTGAATACTTTGAAGAATTCAAATATAAGATTGTCTTTGAAGAAATTTCTTCTTTTGTTAATGAGTATAATGAATGCCCTACTAAGGAAGTTCTAAAGATTGAAACTGAAAAGAGAAAGGACATCAACCAAGATTCCTTCAATGAGATTAGTAATCTGATTGATCATTTGGATGAGATTCCTGTTGAGTTTGAGTGGTTAGTCAGTACCACAGAGAAGTGGTGTCGGGATAGGGCAATCTATCTTGCACTGCTTGAGTCCATTTCCATTGCTGATGGTGGCAATGACAAGAAAACACCAGATGCCATTCCATCTATTCTTTCAGATGCACTGGCAGTAAGTTTTGATAATCACGTTGGTCATGATTATCTTGAAGACTACGAACTCAGATATGAGTCTTATCACAGAAAGGAGGATAAAATTGAATTCGACCTTGAATATTTCAACAAAATCACGAAAGGTGGTCTACCTAACAAGACTCTTAACATCGCGCTTGCTGGTACTGGCGTCGGCAAGTCTCTATTCATGTGCCACCAAGCTAGCTCCGTGCTGTTGCAAGGGAGGAACGTTCTCTACATTACAATGGAGATGGCAGAAGAGAAAATTGCTGAGCGAATTGACGCAAACCTCTTGAATGTTAATATTCAGGACATCACTGACTTACCCAAAGCAATGTTCGAAAGCAAGGTAAATAACCTTGCCAAGAAAACTCAAGGAACTCTGATTATCAAAGAGTATCCTACTGCTTCTGCTCATGCTGGACACTTTAAGTCACTTCTTAACGAACTTGCACTTAAGAAGTCATTTAAGCCTGATATTATTTTCATTGATTACCTTAATATATGTGCTTCCTCGCGGTATCGCGGGAACAGCAGTGTCAATTCATATAGCTATATTAAAGCGATTGCAGAGGAGTTACGAGGGTTGGCTGTTGAGGCAAACGTCCCTATCGTTTCTGCCACGCAGACCACTCGCTCTGGTTATGGTAGCAGTGATGTTGAGCTTACTGATACTAGTGAGTCCTTTGGTCTCCCTGCTACTGCTGATCTTATGTTTGCCCTTATTTCTACAGACGAGCTTGAAGACTTGGGACAAATTATGGTGAAGCAGTTGAAGAACCGCTACAATGACCCCACCATTCATAAGAGGTTTATTGTTGGTATTGACCGTGCCAAGATGAGACTGTATGATTGTGAACAGTCTGCTCAGAGCGATCTTCTTGACAACAAGAAAGAGGAAGAGTATGATTATGAAGAATCACAAAAACCCAAGAAATCATTTGACGGATTTAAATTCTAATGGGACTAAAACTTAGAGAAAATACAGAGATCCAAGTAAGAGACACAGATGGTGTCTACTATGTGGTTCTCAATGAAGACGGTTCTGTCCGCTGTCATTGTGGATTAGAATCTGATGCTGTGATGATGTCACAGATGAATCCTGGGTGCTACTACAGAATTGCACACTATCCAGATCCTCCTAAAGTTGTAAATGTTTCCTCTCAAGAAATGGAAGCAGACAAACAACTTAACCCTCAAAATATTTTACCTGAATCTGAATTACAACCTTTGAACCTATGACACAGAATGTTGATTTTGAAAAATACAAGAACTTCGTCAATGAAGTCACTTCTAAAGAAAGCAAAGATTACTCGCATTTCACTGCCCGTCTCTTTGAACTTGAGAAAGAAGGTTTTCACTCCGAGCGACTGCTTACTGCTGCTGTAGGTATGTCTGCTGAAGCAGGTGAATTCACTGAAGTTGTAAAGAAGATTGTCTTTCAAGGCAAACCAGTAAACAATGATAACCTGTTCCATCTGAAGCGTGAACTGGGTGACATCATGTGGTATGTGATGCAAGCCTGTATTGGTCTTGATGTTTCTCTTGAAGAGATTGTTGAGATGAATGTTGAAAAACTGTTGTCTCGTTATCCTGAAGGTGCCTTTGATGTGCACTTCTCTGAAAACCGTAAAGAAGGTGATGTTTGATGAACCAAGTAAGTATTTCTATGCCCGTGCGTGCTGCAGCAGCAGTTCGACAAGTCCTGTTTGAATCGCAACGAGATTACACTAATGGCGATGCTTGTCCAGAGCGTGTCTTTGAAATCCGTGAAGTGATTACTGACATTGATGATGCAATTACCCAGGTGCTAGAAAATGAAACTACTGACTCTTGAAGACTACCAAAAAGCAGGTGAAGAATTTTGGCCTAAGTATTGGTATATTGCCAAAGAACTGGGCGAAGGCGCAAAACCTGAGGACGTTCTGAAAGTAATGGAAGCAATTGGTGGTGTTGCTTTGAAAATGAAACTAGAAGACAACTTGCCCTTTGGGTTCAATAAGAAGAAGGGAGAAGAATAATGGCAACCATCTGGAATTATACAGTAGTCTTTTTCCAGATGGTTCTAGTGCCTTGTATTACTGTGCCAGAGAATTGGAAATATTGTTCTAGAGTGGATGTCTGGCTAATTCCAGAGGTCCAGAGGGGGGTTGAGATTTATCTTGATCCCTCTTCAATCTATTCGGAAGAGAGACAATACCTACAGAATATAAATAAAGACAGGTAATAATATGCATTAGAGACATGTCTGCAGAAATGCGTAGTTTTATGGAAGCATATGGTGCTGTCCATAGCAAAGAAGTAAAAGAGAATCTGGATAGTGGCAGAGACTCCATCAGTGAAATGAATCTGTCAAAGATGACAGAATCTGACCTGTGTGAAGCAGTTGAGGAAGTCCTTGAGGTATGGTTTGCTGAAGGAAAGACAGTTGCTGAGTGTGAGGTAATTGTTGAGACTATTCTTCCTTCAAGCGAAATCCCTGGTAGACAAGGTAAGATTGAAAGACTTCTGGAAGCATTTGGTGCTGTCATTGGAAGAGTAAAAGAGAAGTCAGCAAGAACTGCAGTTGAGTCATTTGCTCTCTATAGAAAGGGTAAGCAAGTTAAAGAGTCTTGGAGCAATAAGTTCAGCGCTGAAAATGGCAACGAGAAACTCCACGAAAGACTGGTAGCAGCAGACTTTGCGGGAGTTAAGAATGGTCTGCTTGAGCTTGCCAAGAAACCAGAGTTTGCTGGCAACTATGAGGGTCCTCTGTATGCGCAGCATCCTGACCTTGCAGAGGGTATTCGTGATAAAGATCCTGAAAAAGGAACCAAAGAACGTAAGGAGCGTCTTGAGAAGAAGCGTGATATGAAACTGGATGATCATCCAGAGTATAAGAAAGAAGAACTTGAAGTCTCTCAAATCAGAAAAGATTGGGCAGAGGCATACGTCGGAATCTACGAAAAGAAGATGGATCCCGTAGGCAAAGAAGATGAGGACATTGACAATGATGGTGATGTAGATTCTTCGGACAAGTATCTCCACAATCGCCGTAAGGCAATTGGAAAGGCGATCGGCAAGAAGGGTAAGTGTGAAAAGTGTGGCAAGGACCCTTGCGAGTGTGACAAGGAAGAAGTAAAAGAAGAGAACTGGATCAAGGGTGCAATCAAGAAACCTGGTGCTCTGAAAAGAGAACTCGGTGTTCCTGAAGATGAAAAGATCCCAGCAGCAAAACTTAAGAAGGCAGAAAAGGCAGGTGGCAAACTTGGTCAAAGAGCAAGACTTGCTGCTACTCTGAAGGGTCTTAATAAAGAAGAAGTTGATTGGGAGTTCCTTGATAACCTGATCGAGTCTGGTAAGTTCACCGAAGAGCAAATCGAGAAGATCGCCAAAGACCTCTGAGGTTGACTAATGGCAAAGGCAGGAGACGCACTACTTGCTCTTAATAAAGTATTACAAGGTTTTGATACTTCTATTAAAAAAGCAAGTAGTAAATCTGTAGTTTATAATGTCAAATCAAATGACAGAGCACAACTTGCTGCGGATGTAAATGCTGCCTTGAAGAAAGAAGGTGTTAATTACAAACCCAACGTTGCTGATCGTGAGTCTGGGTTTCCAATCACGGTTGTTGATGTTAAGGTTGGTAATTCAGTAATCACCTACAAGATTGTCTACAAACCACTGAAGGGTGGTGGTTCTGGTGCAGGTGCTGCAGCAACCAAACTTGGCGAATCATCTCAAGCACTTTATGCTGCTATGGCAAATGTTTTGGGGAAAAATATTTCTCAAACTGATTTGACAGAAGCAAACTTTATGAAGGCAAAACCTCTTGCTATTACTGATGAAGATTTTAAGAAGATGGTGAATGAGTTGCCTAATGATTGGATCCATTCTTCAATCATGGGCGCTAATGAACTGAGAAGAAAATATAGTGATAAGAAATTTGAGTATCACAGAGGTTCAAAGAAAGTAGATATTGTAGAAAATACATTCAAAAAAATTAATAGAGTAGAGAGAGCATTTGGTGATATTAACAAATGGAGCCCTGCTGACATTTACATTATCGAGAAAGGTTTTGATCCTTCAGTCTTGGATAAAGAAACAACACTGAAAGGTCTCAATGAAAAAATGTTTGAACTTCTTAAAGAGAATAAGTTGATTGGAGTGTCTCTGAAGAAGATTGAAGGTAGAAATGCCAAGATGTCTCAGAAGAATTTCCCTACAGACAAGAAGATGAGCACTGCTGCATATGGGGGAACTTCTTCAACTTTTGAATCTATGGATGGGTATGTTAGATGGGGCAATGCCACCACTGAGAAAATTCAGTTCAGAAGTTTTGGTGGTGAGACATCGCTGACTGGTTGGCAGGGGGAGATCAAAGGTGCTTCTGCTAACCAAGGTAAGGTATCACTGGGTCCAATCAACTATGTGTTGAGAAGACATGGGTTAAAAGAACTGCCTACGTCTCAAGAATCAGCAACTCTTGCCAAACAGAATAGTGAAAAACATGCTCAGGATATTGCCAAAATGATGGTAGAGTATGGTATGATAAAGGGAGACGAAGAGGAAGCTGCTGTGAAGACCATCATGGGCAAGAGCAACAAATACAGATACTCTAAGTATCTTGTTTTGAAAATGCTTCTGACCATGGAGAATGCCAAGAAAGATGTGGCAGATGCAGTGACTCAAGATCTCTATCTGTATGCAAGTTCGCAGGCATCCTTCTCTGCACCATATCTCAAGTTAGAGTAATAACCTAAATAGTTCAACTGGAATAGCATTAACATATACAAATGAAGTCTTTCCTGGGTTTTCTTGCTGAAGTTTCTAAGTCTCAAGCAGCACTTCAAGCAGAACGTATGCAATTGACCAATGATGGTCATGGTAATTGGTATGATAAAAAAGGAAATCTTGTTGCCAGAACGGTAGCAGGAAGACTTGAAATGCTTACCAAAAAACAAGCAAAAGAAATTCAAGAACCTGAATCGCAGCAGCAACCTCAACAGCAACAGGAACCAGAGGTAACTACAGCGGCAGCAGAAAAAGAAGACGAAGCAGATTTAGAAGCACAAGAAGAAGGTCAATTTGGCACATTCTCCGATGGCACCCCAAGGAGAATGGCACCTCCTACTACAGCAGATGGGTCACCTAAAGAAGACCTAGGACCACTGACTGTAACTTTTGGTAGATTCAATCCACCAACAATCGGTCACCAGAAACTACTTGATGCTGCACAGAAGGCAGCAGGTAAAGGAGCACTAAAGATCTATCCTTCCAGATCTCAAGATGCCAAGAAGAATCCATACGATCCTGATGAGAAGGTTGATGTTATGAAGCAGATGTTCCCAGACCATGCTGGGAGCATTGTAAATGATCCTAATGCTAAGACTATCTTTGACGTTTTGAAGCAGGCACATCAAGATGGATATTCGAGTGTTAAAATTGTGGTTGGCGGTGATAGAGTCAAGGAGTTCGAAAAACTCTCTGGAGACTACAACGGCAAACTTTATGACTTTAGTGATGTTGCCACTGTATCTGCTGGAGAAAGAGATCCCGACTCTGAGGGTGTGGAAGGAATGTCGGCATCCAAGATGAGAAAAGCAGCAGCAGATGGTGACCTTGCAGAATTCAGAAAGGGTTTGCCTGACAACATTGATGATAAGACTGCTAAGAGAATGATGAGCACCATCAGAAAGAAAATGAATGTTTCTGAGGGTTGGAATCTGTGGGAGATTGCTCCTAAGTTTGATTGGAAAAATCTGAGAGAGAACTATGTCACTGGTAAAATCTTTAAAGTTGATCAACTGGTAGAAAATCTCAACACTGGTTTAGTTGGCAAAGTAATCCGTAGAGGAACCAACTATCTTATTTGTGTGACTGAAGATAACATCATGTTCAAGTCTTGGATCAGAGACCTTTGTGAATATACAGAAGTCAAGATGGATAGAAAGAAGAGAACACCAAAGAAACCCAATACACTTGTCGGAACTGGTGGTTACTTTAAGTATGTTGCTGACATGACACCTGGATTCGAAAAAGGTGACAAGACAAATATTCAACCTGGAGGCAAACCATACAAGGGTCCAGCAAGGAATATCAAAGAATTCATAAATAAATACAAGAAAAAGAGTATCTAAAATAGGGTCATGATCAATCCTCTGAATGAGTTGTCTGCGGTATACCTGCAGAATATTGCAGAAGAATCGCCTGAAGAGCAATCGCAGAAGATCACTCAGATTGTAAAGGCAATCAGATACAGAGCACGCAAAGAGGGTGTAGAAGTCTCAAAGGCATATAATGATTATATTGGATCTGTTCAAGCAACTGCTACCGAAAGGCAGATAGTTAAAGAGAAACTTGGTCTGACTGGCGGATCTACTCATAAAGAAGAGGTTGAGATCGAAGAGTCGGGTGTAGGATATGAGGCAGGCAAACCTGCTACAAAGATGGGCGCAGTATCTGGTATCTCTAAGTCTGAGCAAGAGGCAGCAAGAGAAAGAATCAAGGCAAAGATGGCTGCCAGAAAGAAAATGAGATCTGGCAGTCCTATTGCTCAGGCACTCAAGACAGACGATAAGATCATGGATCTTCATAAGGAAGAGACTGTTGAGGAGATTGCAGAGAGAAAGGGTTACTCAAACTGGAGATCAGACCTGATTGAAGTCATTGATAACTCTTATGATATTTCCAGTTCACAAGCAAAGACTAGTGATGCGTCAAGAGAAAAGATTAAAGACAAAAAGGTCAACAATAAAGTTATTATCAATCCTCCAATGAAGGAAGCGATTGAAGAACTTGGTGGCACTCTTATTGAAATGTCTGAGGTTGAAGAAGGCATTGGAATGACCATGGCAAATGCTATCGGCAATCCTCCTGTTCTCAGCAAGAGAATGAAAATCAAACAGTCACTTCTCAAGAGAGAGGTTGATAAGAATACTGAAAAAAATAAAAAGAAGAGATATAGTGGAAAGGCAGCATCTGAAGAGCAGACGGAAGAAGTAGATCAAAAACAGATGCAGCAGATTCAAAGAAGACAAATTCAACTGGATCGCAAGAAACTGCAACTGAAGCAAAAGGCAGCAAGACAGGGACAAGAGACTGCTTCGGATTCAACGATTACCTCTGAGGGAATTGAGCATATCAATGAGATGCCCT